CGACGCCGAAGGACTGGTCGGTGATGCTGTCGCCTTCAAGGACGAGGTTTCCCGCCAGGCCGGAGACGATGCCCCCACGGATGGTGCCGCCCGAGGCGCAGGAGTAGGAGTCGTCCACGGCGGCGCTCGGGGGTGGGTCAGTTGTCGACCTGGAAGGTCAGGGCGCCGGCGGCGAAGCTGGGAGCCGCATCGCCGTTGTTGATGGTCTTCGAGGTGGTGAGGCTGGCGTAAAACAGCAGGTTGCCGGCCGAGGAGGCGTCATAGACGCCGAAGGCGACGACGGTACCCCAGTTGGCGGTGGGCGCCGGGAAGGTGACCGCGGCGTTGTTGCTGGTGGTGCCCCCGGTGCCGGAGCTGGCCGTGGTGCTGCCGGCCGACTGCGATCCGGCCCAGTTGGCCAGGCTGGAGGCCACGGCGACGCGGGTGTAACTGCCGCCGGTGACTTCGGTGCCGCCGCCGGCATCGGACGGGGCGACAGTGAGCAGACCGACATAGACGGTGGCCGGCGGGGTGAACGTCTGGCCGCGTAGGAGCCAGTCGATGATCTTGTTCTCGAGGTAGTCGGACAGTGCGGACATAGGGGTCTCCTGGGGTCAGAGTTTGGCGAGGGGGACGGTGGCTTCGAGGCCGTCCTGCAAGGGTTGGGCGGATTCGCGGGCGACGTAGTCGGTGTGGCCGATGGTGAAGCGGTCGCCCTTCTGGACGTCTTGGAAGGTGGCGACAGGGAAGCGCAGGGTGTAGTCGGTGGTGATGAGCGCGCCGCCGAAGATCTCGCCGCCGGGCTGGTCGAGGATGGCCAGGCCTTCGGCGGGCGGCCCGCCGGCGGCAGGCCGATGGGTCGCCGCGACGCCGAAGTCGACGTAGAAGGCGGAGAGATCGGCGGCCAGATCCATGGTCAGGATTCTTCGGCGCCTTTCTTGGCCTTGGTCTTGGCTTTGGCCTCGGCCGGGACGGCCTTGGCCATGCCGCAAAGCTCGGCTGCCAGGGCAGGAGACACTTCGAGCACCGTGCCGGGCTCGACGCGCTCGCCGCCGATGCATATGGGCCGCACTACTTCGATATGCTTGGTTTCCATGGTTTTTCGCGGCGAGTTTCCCCGCCGCGCCCTGTTTAGGTGATGGTGGTAGCGCGGGAGAAGGCGCCGGCGTAGCGGATGCCGACGTCCACCGTCTGGATCGCCCGGATGCCGGTGATCGCCGCCGTGAAGTTGGCGTAGGGGTTGAGCGCGATTTCCAGCATGCCCCATTCGCCAATGACGACCCGCGAGAAGTCGCCGGCGATCATTGAGGCCGCGGTGAGCTGCAGCGTGGACAGGGCCCGGAAGCCGGCGACCTTGCCTTCCAGGATGTTGCCCTCCCAAAGCGGGTGTTGGTGGAGGCAAAGCGCTGGCGTTGAGCCAGCAGGCCGGCCACGGTCGGCGTAGTGCAGTAGGCGAAGTTTTCGGCCAGGGCATTGGAGCCGGCGACGTCGGTCTGGAACTCGACGATGCCGCCCCAGCCCAGCGAAGTGCCAGTGACCGAGCCGATGCCGGCGGTGTTGGCGATGCCAGTGGGCTGTCCACCGGCGCCGGAGCCTTCGAGGGCGGCGAGGTCGATGGCGAGGGCCAGAACCTTGGCGAGATCGCCCATGACCAGGCTGTCGACCGCCGGCGAACTCTGTAGCATGAGCTGGCGGGAGATTTCCTGGTAGGCGCCGACGTTTTTGGGCGTCAGGGCGAGTTGGCCGAGGGTGAGGTTGCCTTCGGTGATGCCCGTGGATTCGTTGGAGAGCCAGTAGGCGGTGTTGGCGCCGGTCTGCTTGGGAATGGTGACGTTTCCTTGCAGGCCGGAGAGCATGGTGGCGCCCAGCTTGCCGACCACGGCGCGATTGCGCAGGAGATCGATGAAGTTGCCCGCCAGGTTGTCGGTGGCGACGAGGGCGCCGCCGGAGGAAACGCCGCCGCCGGAGGAGAGGTCACGCTTCTGGACTTCGTAGGGGACGAAGAATCCGGCATTGGGGGCTTCGCCGAGGCCGGAGCGCTTGAGGATGGCCTGGTGGCATTCCCGCTCGAACCCGGCGGCGGTCCAGTCTTTATCCACCATGGCGCGGATGGCGCGGACGATGGAGTAGCGCTGGGCCTCCTTTTTGGTCAGGCCGATGTCGGGCGCGGTGGCCGGAGCCGCGGTGTGATCCGTGGCGATGCGCTCCATGAGCTGGTTCTGGAAATCGGCCAGGCTCTTGCCCTGGGCGATGTAGTCGAGGGCAAGGGATTCGCCGCCGTGCTTGGCGTAGGCCTTGCCGACCTGGGTAATGGACTCGATGCGGGCGCGTTCGGCAGCACCGTTGTCCTGGACTTGGACTTCGGACATGAGGGTCTCCTGGGTTTCGATAGGGGGTGCCGGATCGGCCGGCGGGTGGGGGCTGCTGACGCTGCCGATTTCCGCTCCCGCGGATCGGCCGACGCCCACGCTGCTGTCGGCCGGGACAGCAACGCATGACACTTCAAATGGGGTCCAGCGGGTGACGCGGAAGACCGGTCGGACATCCGCCACTGCGGCCAGCGCGTCTCCGGCGCGGGTGAAGTCGAAGTCGACGCCGTGCTTGGCGCGCATTTCGGCTTCGAACTCGGACCAGCCAAGGCGGCGGCGTTCGATGCTGCCGTCTTCGGCGGTGCGCTCCTCTTCCAGTTCGTCGATCATGTAGCCGATGGAGACGAGAGAGCGGATGCCGTCGGCGATGTCCTGTAGGATCTCGCTGCCCAGATCGGAGCGGGACAGGCGGGCGCGGCAGCGCAAAACGCGGTCGGCTCCCAGCGTCACCGATTCGATGACGCCGATCTGGTCATCCATGCAGTGGTTGAGCAAGAACGGATGGCGGCCGTCGGCGAGGCGGGAGAGATCAATGGCACCCGGAGAGTGGTCGAGGATTTCGGTCCCCCACCAACGGTCATAGGGCTCCTCGGAGGAGCAGGCCATGTCGACCGTGCGGGCATCGAGGTTGATCTCGCGGGTCAGCGCGAAGGTACGGGACGGGTTCATGGAGGCCCATCTTCCGCAGCGCCCGGTGCAATTTCCCCGGGGAAAATTTCAGCGGATCAGGCCTTGGCGAGTTTGGGATCGGCCGGCGGGTTGACTGCCGGAGGCGGTGGAGGCGGCTCGAAGTACGGGGGCAGACCGGCGTCGTGAGCCATCTGATTGGCCGTCTGCAGCCGGGAGATGACGTCTTCGAGGTCGAGGCCGGACTGGGCGGCGATGGTCTGCGGATCGATGAGGCCGGCGCGCATGGCGAGCAACTTGGCGCTGATGTCTTTTTCGGGGTCGACCCAATCCCAGCGACGGCCCTGCCAGGCGTGGGCCTGGAATTTGGCGAGCTTGCCGGCGGGCAACGCAAACCCCCCGGCGCCGACGATGGCGCCCCGCAGGAGCGCTGATTCCATGAGGTCGAGAAACACGGGGCGCAGAAAGGCGCCGATCAGCCAGCCTTGAAGTACCATCCATTGGTCACGCTCTTCGAGGGTGCCGGAGCGGATGGAGCTGAAATTGACGCCCTCAAGGTCATTGGCCAGGCTGTTGTATGCGACATCGAGCCCGCTGGAGAGTCCGCGCAGGCAGGATTTGACGAAGCTGTCGTAGTTCTGGGTGGGATATTCCGGGCTCCACGGCTTGAAGTCGTAGCCTTCCGGCAGGACGCCGAAGGCGCCGGCTTCGGCGTCGGTGAAGAAGCGGCCCTGGTCGCCTTCTTCCTCGCCGTCGGCAATGCCGCGGGCAGTGCCGTCCGGGCTGACGAAGAAGCCCATTTTGGCGGCCCCGGTGCGGGCAGCGACGATGGCGGCCTCTTCGTAGCCGGCCAGCATCTGGAGGCGGGCCATGGCGGTGTGCATCCAGGGGACGCCGCGAACCTGCTCCGGGCGCTCGGCGATGAAGAGGTGGAAGATTTCTTCGGCCGGCACCCGCTCGCGGCGCTGCTCTGTCTGGCCGCCGGGAAGCAAGGTATCACCGGGGTGGCGGGCGAGAAGCCAGTAGGCGACGGGACGGCCCCAGGTGTCGACTTCCACCGACATGACGACACGGTTGCCGCTAGGCAGCTCGTCGTTGTAGCGGACGTCGAGGCGGTCGATGTCGATGGCCTGGAGGCGGTAGCCGAAGCGGAATCGGCGGTTGCGGACCCGCCGGATGAGGGCCTCGCCATCGCGGGCGACGCCCCGGATGGCGAGGCGGCATAGGTCGGCGAAACTGTGGCGGCCACTGGTGTCACATTCGCCGGGCTGGCCCCAGTCGTAGAGGGCGGTTTCGATGGCGGCGCGGTCGGCGGGGTCGGGTGCGCCGTCGGGCTTGGCGGCGAGGCTTTGGAAGGTGAAGCCGTTGGGGCCGACGACGTTACGGACAACCATGGCCAGGAACTTGCGGGCGTAGTCGTTGTTGGCCGCGAGGTCTCGAGCGCGGGCACGCAGGGCGTCGAGGTCGAGGCGCAGATCGGCGTTGATGGCGCTGTTGGCGGTGGTCCACCCGAAGTTGAGCCGGGAAGCCTTGGCAGCTTCAAAGCGCCTGGCCTGGGCCGCCCGGTGTTGTCGCTGGTATTTGCGGTGCTCGACGAAGCCAGCGAGAACGACTGAGCCGGGGATTGCGGCCCGGCGCTGGGCTTCGGCGAAGCGCTCTGCCGGAGACAGGTTGCGGACTTCAGCGCGCATTGGGGAATCTCACGTAAACCTGGCGGCCCAGGGCGGCGCCGGAAGCCTTGGCGGCCTCGGCGGATTCCCGTGCGGCTTCGCGCTCGGCAATGGCGATGCGCTTGCGGATGTCGTCGGCGGTGGCGAATTTCATGTGCCGTCCGGCGATTTCGTACTCCTGAACGGCGCCACTGCTGGCCAGCCAGGAGGCCAGGGCGGCGCGGAGGTCGTCTAGGGCCTTGGCCCAGGTTCCGCGGGCGTCGTAGCCGCCAGAGAGGGCGGCGAGGTTGGGCTTGATCTCGATACTGCCGGAGGCGACGGTATAGCGCTCGGCCCCCTTGGTGACGCGCGCCTGCCAGGCGTAGACGCCAGCCGACCAGCTGGCGGTGATGGCTGCCGATTCGGATACCGCATGATCGTCTCCGGATGCGGATGAGCCAATATCGATGTGGCCGGCGGCGTTGATGAGCCGATAGGCCAGCGACCACCCGGCACTGGCTGGGTAGTCAGGCAGGCTCTTGGTCCAGACGACGGTATCGCCGGCCGTCACCCGGCCCGGCTCGATATTCGGAATTCCCATGGCCGCACCCTACCGGGGGTAAAGTGCAATTTCCCCGGGGAAAACTTCAGCGGCAGGGGGCCAGGATGTTGAATACCATGCGAACGCTCATCCCGTATTTGGCAGCCAGAGCCTTGACGTTACTGCCGTTGTATTCGGCGCGGATCGCCTGGTCCCGGTCGCGGCGGCTGGAGGCCGAGCGCTTGGCAACATAGATCGTCACCTGCTCGCCCGGGTATTTTTCCCGCAGGATGGATTCGATAACCCCGGGAAGCTCGGTGCGGATCGCCGCGGTGACGGCCTGCTCAATGCGCGGGTGGGAAGCGGCGGCGCTGGCGAGATCACGGAGCATGAGGGTGGCGGCGGTCATTGTTGTCCTTTCCATGAGTTTACGAAGCCGCCGCGGCGGGCGGGGCGGGGGGTTCTGGCGGCAGGTGTTGAAACAGCGGGCGGGGGCGAAGATGTGTCTTCATTCGGGAGGGCGGAGGTTGCGAACAGGTCTCCCGTGGCCGGCTCCAGAACGGATTCAAGCTTCGCCCACTGTGGCTCCTTCCAGGTGTGGATGCGCAGCGCCGGGTGGTGGGCGGCAGCCAG